ATTCCATAAGTTCTGGTCTCCTGACTCAAACCTAGTATCTATTTCAGCTTCTTCCCAGAAAGATTGGTTAATAGTAATGCTGTCTTTGTAGAATGTAGACATTCTCGCAAGCACAGAATTATCATTTTCCTCGTAGAATTGAGGCCCTAACTCAGGAAAAATCATACTTCTACCCTAGCTATTTATGATTAATTACAAACTTCCTTAAATTTAATCATACACAACTAGACAATCCTTTGTACATTAATCACGAAACTCTAGTCTTTCCTATGCGCATAAAAAATAATTCCATTCTTTACGTTTGTAAGACACTCAAGAAGCGACCAATCTGTTCGCTCTAAAATAACTTGGTCGTCCTCTGTTTTTTCTGGCCACTCACATATATCTGTTCGTTCATGGATTAAGTCGCCACACGAAGCACTTACATTTAATTCAAGCCTACCAGCAAGCGCCTTTCTAACCATATTACGAAATGCCCTCATTGGAACCATGTCGTTGATATACCTGATTCCACAATCAGTTTCAAATACACCGTCAGAACAGCCCTCTTCATTCAGCTTTTTTTCAGCGTCGCTGTTTACAACACTTTTATATAGCCTTAAAAAGTGTCCACCGTACCTTGTGTTATATCCAACAAACTCAAGGCTTTCGTGTACATCAGTAAGTTCATACCAAGTAATCGAAGCAACCTTTGTTTCGCTGCCGCCTTTCTCAACCCACATTTCATACTTTATATTCATATAGTATGCATCTCTATAGTGTGGAACTTTACTCATTCTTTCTCCCATTCTCCTTCAACGACCTCAGAGCCATCAAATGCATCTATCTCGTCATTTTTAAACTTATACGATGGAGGGCCAATGTATTTATCTATCAAGACTCTGAACTGACTGTGAAAGACTTCTCCAATTTTCTCAACTGAGGCATGAATGACTACCTTTTCTTCGTCACTACTAGTTATATAAATCGTTAAGGCTAGAAATATAAATACTGTCAGGACAAAGCCATTTAAACTCATTTCTCTAGGGTCTCCTCAGTATCATCGACCTTCTCTGGGTTTGAGTGAACTGTACAGGTGCCAGTTCGAAAGACACTTTTAACACAATTTTGTAGCGTCTTTGCAACAGACACAATGGGAGATACTGATGCATCGAACACTCTCTTAGTACAAGAGCTCATTAAAACTACACTTCCAATAATTAGTGGTACCAGTAATAATGTACGTCTATTCATTTTTTATCCTTAACGTTTGTTTGTCCTAAACATATGCGGCAGTCCAGACTCATCGCCGTATATCGCTTCATGCCGTATCTTTTCCAGGTCGTCTGCTGAAATACCGTCGCGAGTTTTTGGAAGACTAATACACAAGTAACGCATACTATCAGCAGCATGACTATACTTATCATGTAAAGGTACATCTTTATAAACTTGTCTCTTGTCATCATACTCTTGCCGATAATTTTCTAGTGCTCTTATAAGTTTTTCACACTTGTCTTCATCGATCCATATTTTACTGAGCGCTGACCGTACCGACTCTATTCCGTCCATAATGGAAAGATTAGGAGCTACAGTAAAACTAATGCCTAACTGCTTAGCCTTCTCTATCCTAGTCATCCCAGAACCAAATTCCTTAACCATAATGTCATGTGGCGCTATGTGCTTACCATAGGTATATTCCTTGGATAACACATAGTTAGCATAATGCTCAAGGCCCTCTTTGTTTTTCTCGTAAAAATCTATTATGCGTACCACCTGACCAATAACCTGAAAAAAGATAATCGTTGTCGAATCCCTTACCCCTATATCCCACGCAGTATGAACCTTGAAACCAGCCTCCCAAGGAACTACTCCAATTTGGTTGTTCAACCTCATGCGATCGATGTACTTACAATAGTAAGAACCCTCAACACCCGCGTTAAACGATACATAGTACTCTTGCTGAACCAGATCAGGAGACATGAGGCCTTCTGCTATCTCTCTTTCTATCTCTGCAGGATCAATATGCCTTGTTTCGTTTAAACCAAGCTTACACGTCCACCAAGCAGGAGAGTTAAGAGCCAACTGATAGATGTCCCAGAAATGATTACGTCCTCGCGGAGTGGACTGGAAAATTACCCACCCCTTATTGGCTGCGAGAATAGGCGACATGAGAGCATATATGCGGGGGTTCTGCAACGCATACTCCGAGAACACAACGCCCTGTGGGTTGGTACCTACTATTCTATCAGGATTATCCGAACCGATAATCTGGATGACAGAACCATTTGTTAAATTTACTTTCATTTCCTGAGAGTTCATACCCTCAACAAGCTCAGGCGGAATAAAATCTAGAAAACGAATTCCCTGTATAGTTACTGAAGACCATAGAATTTTCTTGCCCTGAGCGTACGTAGGGTAGACTACGTAGTAGACTCCAGGCCGAGTAACCGCTTCTCTTATTACAATATTCCACGTACATAAGTCTTTTCCAGCTCTACGACACATTACGATAACCATGCGCCTAAACCGCTTCTCAAAGAACGCTTCAAAAATAGGACGCTGATAATCACGTGGCTTGAACTTATTTAGGTGGATCTTCACCTCTACGGGGTGGTTCACTTGCTCTCCTTTTGAAACTCAGCTAGTATTTAGGCGTATGGTTAATGCAAAATGGCCATCCTTTTTGAGGAGAGGGGAGTATTCACCCCTCTCCTCTTTATTCTTCACCTCTACTGGATGGTTCATCTACTTCTCTCCTGAAAGGAAATCTCTCATTAATTTTACGCCAATGCTCATCATACTCGAGTTGCCTACATCGTTCCTTTCGACGTTCAGCCGCTTGAGCGCTTCTGTAAGAGTATGCCCCACTAATACCACTTACTAAACTAAAGATTAGAACTATACCAACCACAGTCCATGCAAGCTCTATATGAAAGATCTTCCAACCAAGATAAGTCTCTCCAAGACTGACTAATTTACTCGTATCTGACACTTGCTCTCCTTTGAAAAGCTATATATATTCAAGTGAATTGTTTGCTCCGTGAATTGGGTGATGCAATTTTATTTAAATTGGCACGCTAGGGTTTTTACTTGATTCCCTAGCGTGTTTTTATTTTGTGGGGCTTACAACCCCCAACACTTCATTCTCTTTTAATATTAGATAGGTCATTCCCTTAAATTTAACCTCGGTACCAGCATATTTCCCAAAAAGAACAGTGTCTTTCTTCTTTACAGCCAATGGCGTTATAGATCCGTCACTACTTACTGAGCCCTCACCCGTTGCTATTACTGTGCCCAACTGAGTATCCTCCTGTGCAACATCAGGAATAAAAATACCCGAAGCAGTCTTCTTCTCTTTAGCTAATCTCTCAACCAAAATCTTGTCGTACAACGGTGTTATCGGTTCTTTTTTATTCTTCATCACTTATCCTAATCTTTTTAAAAAGCGTAGCAGCTAATAACGGTAAGCTGCTACGCTTTTTATTATGCAGCAGATCTAACTAATCAATAAGCCCTATTCTCTATTTCCTGATCGTCTACAACGATAATCAATCTATCTATTACAGACATAACCTCAGTATCAATCGCTTGCCTAGAAATGGTTACAGGGTGGATCATCGCTCCCACTTCTCCCTCAGTTGCTTTCTTTGCATGAGGCACGGGCATCTGATTAACACCGAGAAAGGCTATAAACGAACTTAACTCCTTGGCAGTTTTACTATCACATATTAAATAGGCAACTGTCCTTTTTGCCGTCTTCTTTTTCATGGAAGCAAATTTATTTACCATCTCACTCCTCTATATCTAATTCCACAGACTTTTTAACGTCTATGTATATCTCTTCATCGAATAACTTACCCGTCTTCTCTAAGAGCAGGACAGACTTTCTTAGTTTGGCTACTTGTTTTCTAATCAGCCTGTCCTGCTCTTTTAGCTCACCGATCTTAACATCAATATTAAGATCTCTATTAGCATCTATTCGAGCAACCCTTGATCGTATGTCCTTAATGATTTCTTCGCTAAGCTCCGAAGATTTCCTGAGTCCACTCGTTCTGATTAGTGTAAACACGATCGGAATCAGGAGAGCTGAAATGTAAAGTATTGGTAATCCGTACATGAATACATCCATGATTTACGCTTTCCCCACATCATCTCCAACATTCTCCATAATTTTTTCTCGTAGGGAACACATTCTTTTTACACACCTACGCGCATCTTTAGATAAATCTGCGCTGTTCTCAAACATTCTTATTACCTCAGCAAGCCAATCCGCCTCACTGATCCTTTTATTCCTATAGTCGATCTTAGGCAAGGACGTCGCTAACTTCTCAACCATCTCATCAAGGATGCGATTTATATCCACAACAAACTCTTTATCTATTTCGTCCATCTATAAGCCTTTACGCATTAGAAATGGCGCCACCAATGGGCGCCATAAGTACTCTATGCATTTTCATCAATTAAACTATTTACTCGAGCAATGTATTCTTTGTCCATCTAGTCACACCCCAATCGTATAATTACCTCTTCAAGGTCTTTTTCTGCTTCCCTGAGCGGATTTTCATCCAGCGCAGCCATCTTTGAGTTAATCCTATGAAGAGAATTTCTAAATTCATCAAACTCTTCTTTATGCAGCGCCCTGACTATCTTCTTGAGTGCCGCGTTATCATTCTCTAGCTGGCCCATACGCTTACTGATCCTCCAGTGCGAGTAGAGAATAATCTTAATAACTCCTAAAACGAGTAATACTATCAGTGACTCCATATCCATTACTTCTCCTCTAAAAGCCTTTTAATCTCTGCCTCTAAGCCTTCCCCAATAAATTCAACCCACTCAGGCAGCTCCCATGAATTTGCATGATGAGTATCGTTCTTAATTAAGATGCGTTCCCCGTCGCAGAATAATTCCTTAAGGAATTCTCCGTCTATTCTACCGCTATTAAAAGCTATCTTCTCACAAAATGCATAAAGACCTGCAACATAGCTACTCTTCCTCGAGTCCCACCTTGCAGAAGTGCAACAGGGCTTCTGGCAATCACATGAATAATCTTCCATTACTTCTCCTTAATTAAGCTAGATATCTTGGCCTTAAATAGTTTTCCTATCTCTACAACCTCAGCAACTGACAGGTGGTCAGCATTTCCATAAAACTTGTATTTGTCACTAATAGCATAATACCAGTCCTCCTTTAAGAGTTTTTCCACCACCAGACAAAGCATAAAAAAATGAAGTTGCTCTAAATGATATCGCTTTTCTCTCTTCCTCCTACGCCTCCATAGTCTCATGAACATCTACTTCTCCTTAAAGAACTCAGGGGCTGTTTCAGATCTCTCTTTCATAGCTTCCTCAAAAATAGTATCGAGAGTACCTGATATTCGAGCTAGACTGCACGATATCCTCTCTAACGACTCTCGAGTCGACTGCTTTGCTTCTTTGTACTCTTCTATTACTACGTTCTTTTTTTTCTTACCCATTATTTCTCCGGCTTACGAGTGCCCTATACACTTACTGAACTTCCAGTACAGCGCACCAACCATTTTTTCAATCTGTTCAGTAACTATCCATGTCGCATACATTTTAGTAATGGTCCCTTCCTTGCCACAGTAACAAAAAACCCTCCTGCTAGGCACCCCCTCTCCTGATTCTTGCTGAATAAAGAACTTTGTCGGTATGTGTAACTTTGCATTGGTCTGGGTACAATCAACCCACCTATGTCCCATGGCATGTATTATATCCCACCTTACACGAATCTTGCTTGCTGAAGACGCAATTGGATCAAGCTCGAACGAGTAAGAATGTTCCTTTTCTTCTTGCTCGCTTTCTCTGATCAAACCAACAGTTACATTCATTATTTCTCCTCAGGTAGGTTATCTTTGTAGACATCCTTATATAAATTCACCGCGTCGCTGCACGCAATTTCAACATACTTTTCTGGGGTGTTATGTCGCGTCTCAAAAATCATTGTGATCTTGCGGTTATCTCTTAGGAGTTCAAGTCGAGGGATAAACTCCATCAACTCGGATCTTTTTACAAATCGCTCTATCGCTTTTATGCCAAAAGCACCCATAAGGGCCTGGCGTAAGTCGACCTCTGTAATTTCGTTCCCCATGAGAGTGACATACGTACTGAGCTCACTCTGGCCATTGGTAATTATAACTTTATAGTCTTCAGACGAGTACGGGTTCTCAGTTAACTTCTTTCGCAACTCAATTATATTATCGTACTCTTCTTTAGGGTCCATTATTTCTCCTCGGGTAGGTTCTTGGTTGGAGATTCGTCTTTCTTACTAAAGTCTTCTACTGCGATAACGTATCTAATATCGGGGTTACGTTTCTCTTCGGCTTGGGCTCTTAGGGCGGCTCTTTTCACTTCGGAGTCCCACCAAGATTTGTCGTAATGGTGTTGTTGGTGGATGACCATTTTGTAGTTGTATTTGCCGGTTAGGGCGCCTGTTTCTCTGCGGTCGCCGATAGCTTCTTTAGCGGCTTTAAGGGCGTTGCCGAGGACTTCGTGTTCGTTGGCCCATCGGTAGAAGGTGGCAGAGTGCATACCGACCTTGCGAGTGAACTGGGTTAGTTTAAGAGCGTTGTCGTCATTGAAGGCCCATTCGACAAGGTCTTTAGCGAGTCTAGTAAGGAAGGATTGGGTGACTGGGACGGTCATATTGGTATAAATATCTTTATAGAAATCCGACACTAGGGTGGGGGATTTTCTTTTTAGTTTGGTATGGTTAGGGGTTTTAGGCATCTTTATCTCCTGTCCCGATGTTATTTGCGAGATCGAGTTTAAATATTTCGCGCATGGTTGGTTCTCTTTCATGTTCTATATAAAATTCACGTAGTCGCTTCTGTTTGGCTGCGCGTCTATTAAGTCTCTCTGTTTCTAGTTCATACGCTATTGGTGTGAGTAAGTATTTATAAATCTTCTTAGCTAGTTTTATTATCATGTTATGCATCCTCCGTCGTCTTTTTTTAATTTACCTTCGTAGAAGTCTTTAAGTTCTTTGATGGTGTATCCGTTACCGGAGCAGGAGTGGTCGAACGATTCTCCATCAAAATTTAGAGTTTCTCCACAAGAAGGACAGTCAACAATTGCGTAGCGCTTCTCTAGTATCAACTGGCCTAATGACCTCTTCTCTTCCATGATTACTCCTAATTATTATATTCTTCCCATTCACCATAATCTCCTGGGAGTTCGTAACCATCATCGTCCCATGAAATCCGGTAGTGTATAGATCGTCCATAGTTAATAGACCCGGAGCTATAAACCGTGAACTGAAGATCACCCTTATCTGTTTTCAGAGTAATGAATATGGTTACTTCACTTGCATCGTCGTCCCAATATCCGTAAGTACGATCTACTGATATTAGTTTAGCGCCGATAAACTCTTTGGTGGTATCGTTGGTCAATATGCATCCCCAGTCTTCGCAGACGCAAAAGTCTTCGCTCTCGGTAACGAATTCTATGGCTCCAGCTGTTCCATCTTTGAGTTTCAGATGGATCTTGTACCCAACATAATTAACAGGTGATTTATATGGTTCATATTCTTTGCCTGCTTCTAAGATCTCCTTAGAATAGTTCATTTCAATTTCTTCTATTTTAGTAATGGAAGGATCTTCGTAGGGTTGGACTTTCTGGGTGATTGTTTTGTAAACAATGCGTTGCGTCTTTGAAGCAGCTTCCTTCTTTGTAATTATTGGCATCTTCATTCCTTTAGGTATTCTGCATAGCTTTAGTTATAACATTGTGCTTGCACTTCTTTAATAAAGCGTTGGATATGTCGGGTCCGAGCAGGCGTTGAAATTTCTTAAAAGAGGTGGATTGTTCTACTCTCTCGTATCCTTGGAGCTCCTTTTCAGGATCTAAGTTATCTACGTGTTTTTCCCATGGTTTGTAAGCCAAGTACATCTTGCGTCCCTTTTTTTCTGGAAGTGTGATTGTGTCGGAATTGAGTGGGTTTTCTGTCCCAACGAAAGAGTACCGATCAAAAAGGGAAAAGTTTAATGCTATTTTTAGTTCTATGGCTGCCTTATGGGCAAGTTCGTATGTATAAGCGAATGGATCTCTGACTAGCACACCCTTTTTTAGGGAATTGATTAGTTTATGTGTTGCGCTGTAGATAGCTGCATCAGGGAATATAGACATCCTGGCTTTGCCATACTTAGATAAATCGATTACTTGTGCGAGCTTTTCGATAGCTTTCACTCTTAAGCCTATTTCTTCTTTCGTCATCACTCTGCCTCCAGAGGGACGGACTCCAAGTGGGCAACATCGTGTTGATTTAGTAAAATGGTAACCGGTTATGCCGCTTTTGGGGAGTGCCCTCTTACT